TATTTGGTGGTTACTAAGTCCCAGCGATCAATTTGTTGTTTGATTTCAACTAGGTCTCTCTTGAGTAGACCAGCGTCAGCGATATCTGTTACAGTGTTTTCAACTGAAGCAGCGGCATCGAGGGCGGCGAAAACGTTGGCATCTTCTTGAGCCATGATTTCTTGACGAGCCTTCTGAACTGCACGGTCGATGACGTTGAAGCGACGACGCTTAACTTCGGCAATACGTACAGTGGGGTTGGCGTAAATTTCAAATTCAGGAACGACAACGCGATCACCGAATACGCGTGATTCGGGACCGGTACCGTTGCTGCTGATTACTACAGCGGCAACATCGATATCACGGTCGTATGTGGGCATGGCGCCTTGGGGTACATAGGCAATTGTTAAAATTAACATTTGTTAATTTGATAAGTCATTTCTGCTTATCTCTTCATATCTCTATGAAGGTCAGACTGTATCACCATCACTTGTTTGTGACGATTGGCATTCTAGTCGTTGAGGAGCGGTATTTATTTTGTATTTCATACAATCAACAAAGTATTGTTCTGTTAGTCTACTTAGTTTTATTGTATTTTCTTTGTTTAAGGATAGATAGCAGTATTCTTTATCGTTTCTTGTAAATTTACAAACTTTACTTTTAATATCAAAACCTGCTTTTAAAAAAGTTTGTAATTTTATATTTTCTGCTTCGGTGAAACCAGAGGTATGTAATCTTAGACTAATACCTTTGTCACCACTACCATCATCCATAATCCAAAAAGCTAATGCTCTAGGCGTTAAGTAATTAAGAAGTTCATCTCTTATAATTTTTTTATTGTTTTCATAAAATAAATCATAAAAGAATTTAAATTCATTGTGAGTTACGGTTGTAAAACCGTACATAATTGAATTACCTCTTTTATCTACTTGTTGCCGGATATTATTAACTAGATTTCCTAGAATCGCTTTTTTACTTAATAATAAGTCTTTTTGTTTTTCACAGTGACTTACCATTAATCTATATGATTTATTTTTTCTACCATGTGGTGTTACACAACCATCTCCTAACAAAGTTCCTATAATCATTTCTCTTTGCTCCTTAGTAAAAGGAACTTTTTTGATTATCTCATATTTTCTTTGTTTTGGATTAATGGCTATTTGATACTTTTTTAAGTATCTAACTACAGTAGAGCGATTAACTTGTAAAATTTCTGCTATTTCATAAGCAGTTTTCTTTTTTACAACGTATAAATCTTGTAAAATATCCTTGTTGAGATCTTTGCTTTTCATCTTTACCTTTCCTGCTGATTGTCTATATCATCTTTAAATTTTTACTTTCATTTAGTGTAAACTAGCTACGGTGCATAGTTTGTATGATTATGAAAGTATTAAAGCTTTTAGAGTTTCCAGCATACAGCCAATTTTTAGATCCACTACCCTCAGTTTAATGGATCAACTACGAGTGCTCTACGAGCAATTCCATGATAATCTAAGTTTCTGCGGATAGGGTTGGCCATTGCTTGAGCCAAAGCAATCTTGCCATCTTGTGTCTGGATTGCGCGGGCGATTAATTCGTCGCGTTTTTCATCTGATAATGAAGGTTGACCAGCTAAACCCATGTTTGAGGGGGTGTTTTCTTCTAAAATTGATGCATATTTGACGAGAGTATGAAGTGCATCTTTTAATGATGATGCGTTCATCTCGCCTTTGCTATTGAACATATTCATTCGAGATCTCCGATTTAAAAGTATTGGTTGCCAGCATTCGCCAGCTGACATACAAAATGTACGTCACTTATGTTTATAATATAATATTAGTATAAAAATAAAAAAAGAGCTAATAAAAATTAGCTCTTTTTTAAGTTGTAAGTTAATTAGTTCTTGGTTATACCAAGAATCAATTATCAGGCAACGGGTGGGTTGAAGTAGAATACTGCATATGAGAACTGGCGAGGACCAGGAGTATAACCAAATGGGCTGTTTAGAGCGCTGACTAAGTAGTTAGGTGTAGTAACTAATGAGCCATTGGTTTCGAAGTCAATTAATGTACCTACTACTGGAGCGCCACCTACTGCATTGGTTGAGTTAAATGGAGTAAGTTTGCCAACTGAAGTATAGGTGAGTGGCTCACCAGTGCTTATATTTGTATTGGTGGGTAATAGTCCGTCAGTGGGTGTACCTACGCCTTGATCAACTGCATCTAATGATACTGCGTATACGCCAGGTAAGTGCCAGCAGGTGATTTTGCCTGAACCGGTAGCGGTGCTTGGACCTAATACAGCGCCTGAGGTTACTTTACCTACTGTGCCGCCTACTACTGAACCGAAGAGTGTACCGTAACCAGCAACGCCATCATCAGATAGCATTAGAGGGCGTGAAGTGTCTATTAAATTGTAAGTAACTACTGTGCGCTTGGCAGTTGAGTATTGATTAGTATAACCATCAAATACGTCAGCAGCAGCTAAATCTGTTGAAGAGAGTGGAAGTGAAGCAAAAGTAACTACTTCGCCACCAAGAAAATTGTTGATTTGATTATCATAACCGTCAAATTGACCAAGGGCATTGCCAGCTTGGTTTACTAGTTTTAAAGCCATATTTTTATCCTTTATTAAAATGCCATTTAGTGAGGTGGCATGGTCTTACATCTTAACTTACAAAAGTTACTTATATAATTATTTATTAGTATATTTTAAAAAATATTTTAAGTTAAATTAATTTGTCTTCTAGAAGTGCCTTTAGTGGGTTTTGCAAAATCTGCATCTGGCATTGTTCTAGTTTCAACTGGTTCAGGGGCACTTTCATATCTAGACATTTCTTGTACTTTTTTATCTTGAGCTTCTTTTAGTATTTTTAGAATATCATCTAAAGATGATAAGTAGGCATCTGTAATTTTAGTTACATCATCAAATTGATTTGGAACAATTGCTTTTGCATCACGTAATACTTTATCTTTTAAGCTTTTCCACATTCCAGTATCTTTTATTTGTCTAGATTGCCAGTTTGAATCTGAAAACTTTTTTTGCATATCTTTGACAGAAGGTATAGTTTCTTGAATTGCCTCATTTAATTCGGCATATGCTTCTTCAATTTTAATTTTTTGCTGTGATAATTTATCTACATTACGAGTGCTAATTCTCTTTCTGGATTTAGTACTTTCTAATTTGCGCATTCTATTTTTAATAGGCTCGATTCTATCTGCGTTAAAAATAGTAGGCTGATGTTTGGTATAAACGCTAAATAAACGATTTAGTTTATTTTTAAAATCATTTAAATCATTTTTTGCACTTTCAGTTAATTCAAAACCTGTACCAAAAAAAGAAACTTGATTATTAATAATATCATCTAGCTCTGCAATCATTGCATTATGATCTGTCACATAACCTTCTTTTACTTTATCTGCATATAGCGAAGTATAAAGTAATGTTCCTAACGTGCCTACGATACCGGCAACTAGTAAAGCTTTACCTTTACCAGAAGGAGCGGCATATTTAGTTAAGCCATCTTGTTGAGTCATTTCTTCTAAACAAGAATCTGCTAATGCCATTAATTTATTTTGATTTAAATTATCTAAATCATTGGCTACTCTCACCAAAGATAATAATAATTGTTGGTGAGCGTATCTGCGCATGGTTAGTAAACCATCTGGATTTTTATTAACAATTCGCAAATTAATATTTTGTCTTTCTATTTCATTTTCTACTAATCCATTTAGTCGATCATAAGCTGGAGCAATGACTAAAGAGTTAGGATGAGCAATCTCCATAATATTGTTTTCATATTGCATATCTTGTGGAGACTCTGATTTTACGCCATATAGAGCAGCAATAGCAGAAACACTTAAAGAATCTGCGCGAGGATTATTTTCTAATGTCTTTTTACTTTTATCGGAGTTATTAGAAATAATTTTTTTCTCTTGAGCTACTTTGACAAATTCTTCAAAAATTTCGCTACGTCTCATAAATTTCCTATAGTTAAATTATATATATATTATATAATTATATTATAATGTTAACAAATTCTTTTTTCTTAAATCTTCTGTAATATCTACAATCATATAATCTGCTATTTGCTTTTCATTTTTAAAAATAAAAGGTACAAAGAAAATATTAGAAGAAGATGATATTAAAGGTTTATTTTCTTGTATAAATTGATTAAGTACTAAAGCAAAAGTGCGAGAATTCACAATTGTATTATATTTTTCTGAAGATCCAGGAGCATCATCTAATCCCTGATATACTTGTCTTAAAAATTTAACAATAGTATCTTGCATATTCTGCCTATTGGCAGTCATATTAATTTGCCATAACTGATTTATGTTATTATATCTACCTGCTGAGTAGCTTGGTTTTACTGGAGGTTTAGGACCAGCAAATATTTTAGCTGCTGTTTGTGCTGGTGTAGGAGCGGTCATTGGCTCTTTTAATGTTGCAGTAAAAGCGCTAGGTCTACCTAATACTGCATTAACCGCATCTCCTGCTACTAAAAATCCAGAAGAAGCTAACACTGCTGCAAAAAGCCAGAATAATATTTTTTTAATAGCTCCTGAAAATAAACCTAATTTTGAAGCACTGGCTAGTTTTTCAAAATTATTTTCATCTAAAGCCAAGCTAATTAATTTGGCATCTTCTAAAGAAAAATTAGATCCTGTAAGATCAAATCCTCCAGAGGGAGCTACTCTACGAGAGGTTAATGATGTGGGTCTAGATGTAGGAGTAGGAGGTGTTTCTGTTGGAGAAGATGTGCCAGATTTTTTAGTATTAGCATCTACTGCTTTATTTACTGCATCTTCTAAAGATTTAGAAGAAATAGGTTTATCACCTTCAATATTACCTTTTACATAATCATAAACACTGACAAGTGCATTTTTGACATCAATTCCAAATATAGAAGAAGCTAAGGCTAAAGCAAAAGCTAATTTAGTACTAAATCCTCTAAGAGCCATATAAATAGCTCCTGGGGCTAACATGGCTAATACGCTAGCTTTAGGATTATTATCATCAAAGCGTTGATCAAAGTATGATTTAACAGATTCAATTAAAGAATTGATACCTGATCCTTGTTCAGCATTTTTAATAAGAGTATTATTAGATGCTAATGCTTCTATGATTAAGCAATCTACATAAAATTCTATTTGGCTATTGCGTCTCATAAATCCTTATTAAATTCTTGGGCAGTAGCTTAGAAAATCATCTAAATCATATAAATTAGATCCTGCAACGCTACCACGATAAAACCCTATTGTGCCAACTTGAGCAACTAATTTAGCATTTAAATTAGGAGAATTTTCTAATTGATTTTTATACAATTTTTGTATTCCATTAAATAATCCTATTACAGCTAGAACTAATAATTTTAGTTGACGAATTAATGGACAGAATAAATTTCCTTTTTCAAAAAGCTTAAGTTCAGGAGTTTTTAACCTATTTAAAATTACATCTGAGCTTGAATTAATTATAATAGGAGTATGAAAATATGCGCTTAGTAAGAATTTATCTTGAATTAAGCTTATAATTTTATTACACTCTGCAATATATGAGATTATTTCTGAGTTTTGAGGAACTAATCTAGTAACCCCACCAGTAAATCTTTGAATTGCTGCCAAATCAATTTGACCATTTTGTAATGGTAAGTTATTTCTAAAGAAGTCTTCTAATGCTTCAGTTAGTAGGGCAGAATCGCCTCCTGCTCCTGCGGCTCCTGCTGCGCCTGTAGCTCCTACCGCTGGCGCTCCTGTTGCTGGGGCTGGGGCTGGACCTGTAGCAGCAGAAATTCCACCAGCACTGGTAACAGCACAAGCCTGACCTTGTGGATTAGTAAATTTAGGACCATATTGTTTTACAGCTTCAACATAACGATCAATTGCTTTATCAAAATTAGCAACTTGTGTATATGTAGTTTTTTTATTAAATAAAGCCATAGCTCTTTGATAAAGCATATGAATTACTGGGCAAGGATCTGAGTCAATTCTGCCTTCTACTGGCACTATTGCTCCAGATTTATCTTTAACTTGCATGCGCTTTAACCAATTAAGAAACCGCTCATAACTATCTAAATCCCCTAAAGTTAATTTTACAGGAAATGTATAAAAATCAGGTGCTTTTTCTAATCCAACTAATGGGTTAGTTGGATCTAATAAAAAGCCATTAAATCCATCAACTGCTAAGGCAGGATCAACCCCAGATAGTTTAGAATAAGGTATACCTAAATCAGTAATTTTATCTGGAATAGGCGCTGATTCTGGCAATGAAGAATTTAATTCTCTAATTACTCCTTGCAACATAACTCTTAAAGTGGTATTAGTAACTGCATCAGTTTTAAGAATATGAGTCAAATAATCTCGAATGGGCTGAGGTAGTGCCCAAGCAGAAACATTTATTGGACTCCTAGTTATAGGGTCTCTTTTACTACGATCTGAAGGGTAACTAGTAAATTGTGCAGCTTTTTCTTTTTTAGCATCTTCAGATTCTTCTGGTAACCAAGCAAATCTTTTACCTGCCCAAGTTAATTTATTTTTAGCAGCCCATTGAATAAAATCGCCTAAAGTTCTAAAATTTTCAGGTTTAGCAGGAACTGGTTTTCCTTCCTGAGTACCCAATGGTATACTTTGAACTACAGGAGGAGCATTTCCTGGATCTAGATTTCTTTGTAAGCTAATTAATAGTGCTTTAGCAATAGTTTCTGAAGAAGGATCAATGGGCAAAGTCTCAGCTCCAGTAGGTGGTAAAATAACATTAGTACCTTGAGCAGTACCTGCAACACCTGCCAACTTTGCTTCTTTTTTTAAAGAAGCTCTTCCGGCATTATAAAGCATATTTATTAATTGCTTATCATTATAAATAAAAGACATTTTAATTCCTATTTATGTCAAAAAACTTGATCCATTATTTCTTTTAAAACTTTAGACTGAATAGTAAGATTATCAATTCCGTTGCTTTCATTATACCCAATCCAGCGTAAA